GCCACACCCTATATAGAATTAAGTATATTAATACATAATGAATTATTACAACCCTAAGTTAAATCCACATGGATTAAAAGAAGAAAAAGTGTTTGAGAATACTTTAAATAAACTAAATATAAAATTTAGAAAGCCTACAAAAAGTGAAGATATATATGAACATATAGATTATTTTACAGAAGATGGAAGAAGTTTTGATGTAAAAGTTTGTAAGAAACTAAATCATGGAAAAGAACTTACTCAAGAATTTACTTGGATAGAGTTAATAGGTAATACAGGTTTTCCTGGTTGGATTAGTGGTAAAGCTACACACATAGCTTTTTCAATAATAGATGAATATATTTTAGCTGATAGAGAAGAATTAAAACAATTTATTAAAGAGAAAGTTAAAGGTACTGAATTATTTTATAAGCCTGAAAAAGATATTAAACCTTATGTAAAATATAGAAGAAGAAGTGTAAACAAGGATATGATAGTTTTAGTTCCAATAGAAGATATAAAAAATCTTAAAAATACAGAGATTATAGATAGATATGAAGATTAGAGATAAAAATGGTAAATGGTTAGATTCTTCAGTATTTAGAGAAGAAGCTTTAAAGTTTCTTAAAACTAAAACTTATTGTATAGACCCAAAAGGTACTCCAGCTTGGAGAGAATATTGGACAGAACAATTAAGAAGAACTAAAGAAGGTTATGAAGTAGGAGGACAAAAAATAACTGGACACCATTATTTTTATCTCAACTTCACTCAAATAGAAATAGTTGAAAAAATAGAAGGTAGTAAAGCAACTAAAAAAACAACTTCACAACCTGATTTTTGGGATGGTGATTATGATTTTTTTTGGTGTTTAGAAATAGCTTTAAATGGACTATTTAATCCTGATAGTCAAGTACCTAGTACAGAAAAAGAAAGAAGTGATTATACAGAACTACAAAAAAAGATAGCAGTATTTACTAGAGAATATGGTAAAGGTTATGAAGAAGCTCCAGAATATATAGCTTTAAAGGAAAAGAGAGATAAAATATCTCAAAAGGTTTTAGATAGATTACAATTAAAAGTAAAACCTCATTTAGATTGGGTAGATGGAGGTCATCACTTTATAGTAGGTAAAGCAAGAAGAAAAGGGTATTCATATAAAAATGGTAGTATATGTACAAACATATATAATTCTGTAAGAAAATCCCTAACATTAATTGGGGCTTTTGATAAGAAATATTTATATCCAGAGGGTACTATGGGTATGTCTTCCAATTATATGTCATTCTTAAATAAGTATACAGCATGGGCTAAAGCTAGAGAATATGTTGATAAACAAGAGCATAAAAGAGCTTCATTTAAAGAAGTAAGAGAAGGTATTCCTACAGAAGCAGGTTATCATTCTCAAGTAATGGCTTTAACTTTTAAAGATAACCCAGATGCTGCTAGAGGTAAAGATGCTAGAATAGTTTTATTTGAAGAAGCTGGAAAGTTCCCTAATCTAAAAGATAGCTTTAATGCAACTTTTCCAGGTCTTACAGCAGGTAGTTATGTTACAGGGCAGATAATTATATTTGGTACAGGTGGAGATATGGAATCAGGTACAGTAGATTTTGCTGAAATGTTCTATAATCCTGAACAATTTAATATCATGCCTTTCTACAATATATGGGATGAGAATGCAGACCAAACAACTTGTGGATTTTTCCATCCAACAACTTGGAATATGGAAGGTTATTATGATATACAAGGTAATTCTGATATTGTAGAAGCTACTAGATATGAATTAGAATATAGACAGAAATTATTAAAAACAGCTTCCTCTTCAGAAATAGTACAAAAGAGGGTACAAGAATATCCACTATGTCCTTCAGAAGCTTTCTTAACAGTTTCTACAAATGACTTTCCAATAATAGAGATTAGACAACAATTAGACAGAATTAAGAGAGATAATTTACATTTAAAGAAATATCAAATATGTGATATTTTTAGAGATGAGACTGGTAAAGTTAGACTTAAACCTGATTTAAAATCTGAATTAGAACCTATATGGGAGTATAGATATAAGAATACCAATATAAAAGGTGCATTATGTGTTGTAGAAGCTCCTATAGATAATCCTCCAAAAGGCTTATATAAAATAGGTTATGACCCTTATAGACAAGTTCTAGGTACTTCATTAGGTTCTATATATGTATATAAAGGTAATAATAAATTTTCATATACTAGAGACACTATTGTAGCTCAATATATAGGTAGACCTTATTCACCTGATTCTATGAATAGAATAGCAGAAATGCTAGCTGAACTTTATGGAGCAGAAATTATGCATGAAAATGAGGTAACACATGTTAAAGGTTATTTTGAAAAAATAAAAAAATTACATTTACTAGCAGGACAACCTGACAGAGTTATTTCAACTAATGTTAAAAACTCTACTGTATCAAGGGTTTATGGTATGCACATGGTAGATAAATTAAAAGATGCAGGAGAAAAATATATAAAACAATGGCTACTTACAGAGAGAGATATAGATGAAAATGGAAATAAAATATATAATTTAAATACTATATATGACCCAGGTTTATTAGAAGAGCTTATTGTATATAATAGAAAAGGAAACTTTGATAGATGTTTGTTTAAAAATACTAAAATTAAAACTAACAATAGTTTTAAAAATATAGAAAATATTCAATTAAATGATTTAGTTTTATGTGCAAATGGAGAATATAATAAAGTTTCTAATATAGATAAACATTTATTTAAAGGTAAAAAATATTATCTTAATATAAGTGGAGAAGCTGATTTATTAGAATGTACACACAATCATCCTATATTAATAGCAGATAATTGTTATAAAAAACATAGTAAAAGAAAAGATGTTTTAAATAATATTAATTATAAAAATGCTGAAGAATTAAATAATAAATATCAATATGCTTTATTACCAAAAAGAAAAAATTTAAAAAATAACAATATACAAGAAGATATTTTATATTTACTTGGTTGGGTAATGGGTGATGGTTATGTTAATCAAAAAACTAATAAAATTAGTATTTGTTTACAACATAATCAAAAAGAAATAGCTGAAAATTTAAAAATAATAATAGATAACTATACAGGTATAGAACAGACTGTTACTAATAATAGGACATATATTTGTAAAGAAGCTATTATTAAAGATTTTGGAACTTATTATAGGGTAGAAAAAACATCTAAAAAATTAACAACTTTCTTACTTAATGCAGGTTGTTATCCAAACAATAAAATACTAAATTCAAGTATATATAATACTAATAATTTAATGCCATTTGTTATAGGTTTATTAGAAGCTGATGGGCATCAAAAATTTAATAATATAGGAAAATATAAAAGATGTAATATAGAAATTAGTACAAAATATAAACAATTATTACAACAAGTTAGACAAATTCTTATAGATAATAATATTTATAGTTCTTTAAGTAATGTGGCAAAAGGTAGACAATTAAGGTTAAACATTTCAACAAACTATATAAATAATGTTTTAAATACATATAGTAAACAGTTGAAATTCAAACAGATAGATTTTAATTGCAATAAAAATATACAAATAAATACTGAAGTTGGTTTTTGGACACCTATAAAAATAGAGAAAGTTGAAGAAGTTCAAGAAGATGTGTATAATTTTGAAGTTGAGACAGAGCATAATTATATAGCTAATAATATAGTTACACATAATTGTATGAGTTTTATGATGGTATTATTTCAAGTAGAAGAAGATGGAGGTGCTGAAAAAGAATATAAAGAATCTAGTGCTATTAAATCAATACAACAAGAGTTTGAAAATTTAAATAATGTTATGTTTAAAAAATAATTTATATATTTGCAAAATTATATGAGAGATGTTTGAAACTATAAATAAATTTAGGCTATCTAATAAAGAAAAGGAAGCTAATAATAAACAATGGTATAAAGACCACATAGACTTTATAGATGGCAGAAGTTTTGCCAGTAATTTTTATTTAGGTAATAGAGCTGAAACTGTTTATGAAAGAAAGAGAATTAACTATGATTTATTTAACAATATTTTAAATCTACAAGATTTTGAATATGTATGTAAACCATTTGGAAATCAAGTTGGAGAATTACCTGCTAATTTTGTAAATAGAGATATTGTTTCAGGAAAACTAAAAGTTCTTCTTGGAATGGAAATGAAAATGCCTTTTTCTTGGAAAGTTGTAGCTGTTAATGAAGAAGCTACTACTAGAAAAGAAGAAGAAGAGTTTAGTAGAATAAAAGATTTTGTTAGAAATCAAATATTAGCTCCAATTAGAGCTGATATAGAGAAACAAATAATGGCTGAACAAAAAGGAAAAGATTTAACTGAAGATGAAAAATTAAAAATAGAACAACAAATTCAACAAGAATTAACTAATCAAACACCTGATGAAGTTAAGAAATATATGTTGAGAGAACATCAAGACCCTGCTGAAGTTTTAGCACACCAGCTTTTGGAGTATCTAATTCAAAAAGAAAGAGTTAGAGAGAAATTTAATATAGGGTTTCAGCATGGGTTAATTTCTGGAGATGAAATATTTTGGGCAGGTATATTAAATGGTGAACCAACTTTAAAAGTTATAAACCCTTTAAGATTTGATTTTGATAGAAGTTCTGATAAAATGTTTATTGAAGATGGAGATTATGCTGTATGTGAATATAGACTTACTCCTTCAGAAATAGTACAACATTTTGGAGACTCATTAACAGATGAACAATTAGATACTATATATAATAAAGCAACAAACTTGCATGGTTTAACAAACTTTGCTACATGGGAAGTATTTGATATAAATAATAATAACACTATTAGATGTTTACATTCAGTTTGGAAAGCTTTAAGAAAAGTAGGTTTTCTTAAATATATTGATGAAAAAGGTCAAGAACAATTAAAATTAGTTGATGAAACATATAAAGTAAGAAAAGATTTAGGAGATGTAGAGATAGAGTGGCAATGGATTCCTGAAGTTTATGAAGGTTGGAAAATTGGTGGAGATATTTATCCTGATAAATATTTAAGACCTGTTCCAGGTCAATTTAAAGATTTAGATAACTTACAATACTGCAAGTTACCTTATATAGGAGCAGCTTATGATAATTTAAATTCTGAATCTACTTCAGCAATGGATAGAGTAAAACATTTACAATATATGTATAATATTGTAATGTATAGATTAGAATTATTACTAGCCTCTGATAAAGGAAAAATATTGATGATGAATGTAAATATGATACCTAGAACAGCAGGTATGGATTTACAAAAATGGTTATACTATATTGAATCTACTAAAATTGGTTTTTATAATCCTAATGAGGAAGGTAACAAAAATACTAATGGTAATGTAGGAGAAGTTGCTAAAGAAATAGATATGTCTTTAGCTTCAGATATAAATAAGTATATCCAAATTCTTGAATATCTTGATAAAAAAGCTGGAGAAGCTATTGGTGTAAATAAACAAATGGAAGGTGCTATTGGACCTAATGATGCTGTTAGTAATACTAGACAAGCTATTACACAATCTTCTCATATCATACAACCTTTCTTTGAATTACATAATATAGTAAAAGGAAATGTATTAAGGATATTATTAGAAACAGCTAAAGTAGCTTATGCAGGTTCTAACAAAAAAAAGTTACAATATATATTAGATGATTTATCCTTACAAATGTTAGATTTAGATACAGAACTATTGGACAATAGTACTTATGGTCTATTTATAACTAATAGTTCTAAAGCATTTGAAGCTAAACAAGCTATTGAAAATCTAGCTCATGCAGCTATGCAAACTCAACAAGCAGATTTATCTGATATAATAAAAGTTATAAGAAGTGAATCAATTCAAGAAGCTGAAGAATTACTAGAATTATCTAGTCAGAAAAAATCTGAACAATCCCAAGCTATTGAAAAAGAAAAAATGAAGCATCAAAAAGAAATGCTTGAAATGCAAGAGGCTTCTAAAGATAAAGATTTAGAAAGAGAAATTAAAAAGATAAAAGTTAAAGCAGAAGAAGATAGAAAAACAAGAATAACAGAACAAACAATATTATCTTTAGGTTTTAATGAAGATAAAGATATGGATGAAGATGGTGTACCTGATGTTCTTGAAATAGCTAAACATGGTTTAAATGCAGAAATACAAAGGAATCAACAGCAGTTAGAAAGAGAGAAATTTGAGTATCAAAAACAAGCTGATAAACAAAAAAATAATCTTGAAGAAAAGAAAATAGCAATAAGTAAAATCAAAAAAGATGTTAAAAAATAAAACTTTTGGCTATTATATAAAATAAAATTATTCATATTAAAACTGAATATAATTAAATTTTTAATCTTAAATTTGCATCAAAATGACAGAAGAAGAAAAAGTCCAAACAGAAAATAATGATTGGCAAAATTGGGGATGGGAGGGTGCTTCTGAACTATCCACAACAACAGAAAAAGAAGAAGTAAAAGAGTTCATTGACATTACTGCTGAAGAAAAAGACACAACTATTAAAAAAGAAAAAGAAGTTGACTTATTTGCAGAAGATACTTTAGGAGATGAGGTGCAGCCCACTACTGAGACTAAAGAGATTGAAACAAATACTAAAACAACTGAAGATGGTGAAGAAGAACCTGAACTATTTAATACTCTTGCAAAAGTAATGAAAGATAAAGGAGTATTTCAAAATGTTGAAATCAAAGATGATGAAGACATTGATGAAGAAAAGTTTATTGAATTACAAGACCAAGAGATTGAAAGTAGAGTAGAAGAAACTATAGAAAATTTCTTTGAAGAAATGGATGAAGATGCTAAAGCATTCATTAATTTTAAAAAGAATGGTGGTTCTACACAAGATTTTTTAAATGTATATGCTAATAGTTTAAGCTTAGATGACATAGATTTAACTGATGAAGATGACCAAGAGAGAATAGTAAGGTATTATCTTAAAATTCAAGAAGGAGAAGATTCAGATGTTATTGAAGATAAAATAGCTTGGTTAAAAGAGAATAAGAAATTATCTAATCATGCTGAGAAGTATGACCAAAAACTAAAAGATATAGATAGAAAAAATAAAGAAGCTTTAATTAATAGTCAGAAAGAAGCTGAGAAAAATAAAATTGAAGCAACTAAAAAATTCAGAGAAATATTATCTAAGGAAGTAGAAACTAAAGAAAAAATAAAAGATATAACTATTTCTAAAGATGATAAAAGTCTTGTAGATTATATTACTAAACCTACAGCTAAATTAGGTACAAAATATATACCTCCATTTAATGTAGCATTAGGTGAAATATTACAAGCTAAAACTCCTGAAACAAGAGAAAAATTAATTTTATTAGCAAAGATTTTGAAAAGTGATTTTGATATATCTAAAGATATTGAAAAGAAAGCTGAAACAAAAATTGCACAAAAAGCTAAAACTGGTTTATCAAGATTTATAAATCCTGATGTAACTGGAACTAAACCATCAAGAGGAGGAGACTTAGCAAGTACTTTCTCTTAAAAAAATAAATAAACAATTAATAATTAACAAAAAAATAATTAAAAATGAAATTACACAATAGAATGGCAATGAGGGTAGTCCCTATGCATTCCAACTTTACTGAAAAAAATCACTTAGGTAAAGCATTATTGATTAAGCCAGAATTATTTGAAGGAAAAATGACTCAATTATTTACTTCAATGAAATATTCAGATAATCCTTTGACAGCTATGTTAGCAGGAAAATCTGAGAAAACAATAGGTACATCAGAATGGGAATGGAAAATGAAAGGTGCAACAGCTAAACCTCTTACAATAGTAGAGAATGTTGAACCTAATAATAGTACACCTGGAAAAGGTAAAAGAACATTTAAGATTAAATTAGATAAACCTTGGTGGTTAGCAGGTGATGTTATACATCCAGGGGCTTCTGATAAATCTTTACAAGTAAGGATTCAAGAAAATCCTATTCCTCATGGTAAAGGTTATGTATATACTGTAAAAGGTATGTGGGATGACCCTAATAAGTTTATGCCTTTAAAATACTTAACTACTAACCAATTATGGAATAAACTTTATTCTCAATATGAAGAAGGAGCTGAACAGTCAGGTTCTACTCAATATGCTGCACCATTTATGATGACAGGAAGACTTTCAAGATTTAGAAAGAAATATAGAGTAACAGGAGATGCAGCTACAGAAGTTCTTCAAGTTAAGATGGAAGATTCTAAAGGTGGAGTACATGATTCTTGGATTAAATATGCTGAAGTAGAATATTGGGAACAATGGTATAGAGAATTGGAAAGAGGTGCTTGGTATTCAAGAAAAACTGACTCTGTTGAAGGTTCTACAGGAAGACATATTTATTCAGGACCAGGTGTACTTGAGCAATTAGAAGATTCTCATCAACATTATTACTCTGTATTAACAGCTAAATTGATTGAAGAATACTTAATGGATATTTTCTATTCAAGAATTAAACCAGGTTCTAAAGGAAGAAGTATCAAAGGTTTTACAGGAGAATATGGTATGATTGCATTTCACAGAGCTGTACAAAACTTAGCAGAAAAAAGAGGTTTCTTACAAGTTGTAGAAAACACTTTCATGCAAAAAGGTTCTTCTGAATATCACAACAATGCTTTGACTTATGGATATCAGTTTACTAAGTATAGAATGGCAAATGGTATTGAATTAGAATTAATACATAATCCATTGTATGATGATAGAGAACAATCTTTTGACATAGACCCTTTAACTGGATTCCCTGTAGATAGTCAAAGAATTACATTCCTTGATTTTGGTGGAGAAGGTGGTGATAGTAATATCAAATTAGTTAATAAAGCTAATTCATTCAGATTAGGTTATGTAGCAGGTTTACAAACACCTTATGGTCCAGCAAACAATACATTAATGTCTCACTCTGGAGACTACTATGAAATGCATGTACAAAAAGAATGTGGAGTACATATTGAAGATGTCAGTAGATGTGGAGAATTAATTTTTAAACCTAATTAGAAATTAATCACTATATTTGCAAAGTTTATGGGGGAGAACAAAAACTCCCCCTTTAAACAAAAAATAATTTAAAATAAAATTTTTATGAGTAATCAAACACAAGAAAAAGAATTAATAAGAGTAGAAAAGATTGAAGGTAAAAAGTGGCATGGAAAAGAAGGTGCTGAAAGTTTTGCTCAACCAATTACATTAGAAGTACTTTATTCTGCTGAAACAGGTAGATATGCTACAGGTTTAACAGAAAAAGAAGCTGAAGAGTATGGAAAACAATTAGGAGTAGATTTATCAGATACTTTTGTAATAGAAAAACCTCATCCATATTGGAACTCAAGAGGAGGTATGATTAAATTGAATGCTACTTCTACATTCTTCAATCCCAATAAATTATCTGATTTAATTAAGATTAAGAACTTAAAAGCACATTCAATGGTAGCTAACTCTTTAGAAGATTATGAAGCAGGGTTATATCCTGATGCTAAATTCTACATTGTTGATGAAACTGATGAAGTTAAAAAGAAAGCTACAAAAGCTCAACAAAAACAAAAAGCATTTTCATTATTATCTAAAATGAGTGCTGAAGATAAGATAAGTATTATACAAATTCTGTCTAAACAATCTTACAAAAATCAATCTAATGACTTTATTGATGCTGAAATTGACTTAATCATAGAAAAAAATACAGAAGACTTTATTAGGTATGCTAAAATGGATTCTGCTGAAGTATATATCAGGGCTGCTATATATGAATGTTTACAGAAAAACATATTAACAAAAGAAGGTAATTCTATATTATACATGGGAGATACTATTGCTTTTGATTATGAAGAAGCTGTACAATGGTTTAAAAATCCACAGAACCAAAAAATGAAAGTCTCTATATTTGATAAAATGAGTAGATAATGACTATAAAAGAAATGCATTATGATTTAAAACAAAAATTGAACAAAATAGATTCTCAACAATATGCTAATCTAAAAGTTCCTGAAATTGATTTTAAACTTAATGAAGCATTAGAATTATATATAAAAAGAGTAGCTGAACCAAGAGACCCAAAATCTGTTTTTGGTTTTGAAACAACACAAAGAACTATAGATGATATAAGAGCTTTAGTTGTTAATCAAAATATGAGTGGGAATACATGTTTATCAGCTACACTATATGATTCTAATACAGGTTCTTATACAGTTGATATCCCACAAGATTATATGTTTTATATCTCTTCTCATGCAATAGCTACAAAAAATTCTTGTTTAAATAAAGAACTAAGAGTTAGAGTAAAACAACATGATGATGAATTTAGATATAGCCCATTTGATAAAAGTAGTTTTGAGTGGAGATTTGTTAATCTAACTTTTTTTGGGAACAAATTAAGGATATATACAGATGGTACATTTAGTATAAATAACTTATGTTTAAATTATATTAAAAAACATCCTTATATACATAATGCAGCAGGTTATCCAGGTGGGCAGTATAGACACTTAGGAACTAATGTAATGCTTACAGGAACTCAAGATTGCTTATTAGCAGAACACACTCATAGAGAAATAGTTGATTTAGCAGTACTGATAATATCAGGTGATTTGGAATCACCAAATTACCAAATAAAACAAAATAAATTAAACATTGATAATTAAAAATAAATTTTAAAAATGAAATCTAATCCAATAATAAGTGTATTAGCTACAAAAAATAACTTAGCACCCTTAGCTGCTGGAAATAAAGTTGATTCTTTAGCTCCAGGACAAATAGGTATTTTCAATTATGAAACTAATCTATCTGTAGATGCTACAGCAATAGGTAAAGCTAATAAATTTTATGTGGCTGTAGGTATTGATAGAAATGGAGATTCTACAACTGAAGATTTTAAATATTCAGCAGGACAATTTCTACAAAAAAATAAAGTTGAAGCTTATACAGTTAAATGTTATGCTCCAGCTAAAGAAAAAATAATTGATATCACAAATTTTGATGCTAAATGTGATACAGAATATGGTATTAAAATTACAGTAGGTTCTGAACAAGGTAGAGTTTATCATGGTATGACACCAGTTAATAAAACCTTTATGGTCAAAACCTCTTGTTGCTCACAAATAGATTGTACATCTTGCCCAAAAGGAGATTGCAATGAATTAGCAAGAAAGTTCTATGATGCTATAAATAGTGATACTGAAAAAATCTTTAAAGCAGAATTTTTAGATTATACTACAACTCCAGGTACACCTGTAATTGTAGCTCCATCAGCAGTAGATGCTTGGATTTTAGCAAATACAACTACTGTTAGTGGTGTAACTACAACTAAATGTTTAGGTATAAGATTAACATCTATTGCTAGTGGAATTAAGAAATATTGTGGTATTATAGCTGACTACTATGCTAATAGAACAATAGAAATGAGTGTATCACTTATTGAAGGTTTTAACTGTAATGGTAAGGTAGCTATTATTCAAAATAATCAAGTTGATGAAGGACTTGGTGCTGATATTAGAGTAATGGAATATGAAGAAGGTGGACAAATTGGACAACCTGGACCATATAGATTATCTGAAACAGCAGGTTTCCCTTTAAAAACTTTTGAAAGTTTTGTAGATGATAATGCTAAATATACACAAGTATATCTTAGATATGGTAATGAATCTACATCAGGATTCCAAGACTTTGTATCAAACTTACAATTAATGATTGTTATACCTTGTGCAGATAATACAACTAAAGCAGGTTTAATGACATTGCTTGATAAATTAACTGAAGGTAAATTTGATGCTTTATCAGATGATGCAGCTTTATGTAATTGTGTAGGTGGAGGAACTCCAGCAGTAAATCAAACAATAGATACAGAAGGTATAGGTTAATCTTATTCCTTTGTATTAAATATAAGGGAAGATGTAATTATATGTCTTCCCTTTTTTATTAAAAAAATAATTAAAAATTAAATTAAATAAATTAACTTTGCAAAAAAATGAAAAAATGACAAATCACAACATAGAAGATACAATATTAGAAGCAATAAATCAAATGAGTTTAAAGCTATCTTTAACTATAGGTTTTATTTTAGGCAGTTTAAAGCATTTAGTCTTAACTCATACAGAAGATTTAACATTAAGTTTTTTTCTAGGTGTTGTAGGTGCATTAGGTAGTGTCTTTGTAAAACTTGTAGCTCATTATATATCTAAATGGAATAATAGAAATGAGGGATAAAATTATAAGAATAATTCAAGATATTGAAAAATATCAAAAAACAATAAGAGTAGTTGTATGGGGAAATCTTATAGCTATATCTTATATAGGTTGTTTACTAGGTAAAATATCTTGTGAACTACATCCATTAGCAGAAACAATATTATATGCTATGTTTGTAGATATGGGATTATTATCAGTAATGAAATCTATAGAAACAATAAAAACTAACAATAAAACAAAAGAAGGATAATATATTTATTTTAAAAATAACAATAATGATAAATTATAATTTTATAAAAAATATAAATGGGACTTTTACATTAACTAATAATGAAACCACTCCTATTATTATTAATATTAGTTCCTATCAAATGATGACTAATTTATCATTATACACTAATTACACTTTAGTATCAGGTGGAACATTGATAGTTGCTCCTACCATAATAGGTAATTATAAACTTATAGTAACAAAAGGAATAGAGACAAAAGAACAGATATTTATTTATACTGCTGATTTAATAAATTATTTTATTAAAGATAGTATTGAATTATTATGTGGTGATGATTGTGTAAGTTGCAGAGAAAAAAAGCAAAGTTGTAAAGATACAGGTTTAACACAATGTAATAAATATCAATCATTGTTAAATCAACTATTATTTTTATGGTATGTAATTATAAATGATAATTATTCATTTAATTTATATATTAAAGCAACATTTCAATACTACTTTTCTTCACTTATAAAAAATATATGTAAAGAGACATTTTCATTTGCTTTTTTAGGTAATCCTTGTTTAAATGAAGAATTATTTAAAAAAATGATTGCTATTTATTATATTGGTTTTTATCTTAAAGAATATAATAGTTATACTTCTCAATCAGACAAAGACTTTATTAATTCATTATATCAAATAGATAAAATCAAAGAATGTATTAATACATTAGGGTTAAGTTTTGAAAAATTAAACTCTTTTTATAGTACTGAAGTAGTAGAAAATAATAGGATATTAGAATATTATGCTCAATGGACAAATAAAAATTTAGTTGTTGGAGTAAATATATTTGATATTACTGATGGTTCTGCTGATATATCAAATTATCAAACAGGATATGAAGCAATCACAGAAGCATTATTAGCAAATAGTATAGGTATTGTATTATCAAATACCAGTATTAGTTATACATTAAATATTATATCTAAAACAAGATTTTCTATTACAGTAGTAAGTCCTGTTCAAGTTACAGTTACAGTTCAATCACCATTAATTTTACCATAAGATATGTACATAGGTGATATTATAAATTTTAAAGGTTTAACAACTGCTGAAATAAATGCTATATCAAGTCCTCAACTTGGAGATTTAGTTAATAATATTACATTAAATAAATATCAAAGATGGAATGGTACAGCATGGACTGACTTAGTATTATTTACTCAACAACAATCTGATTGGAATGCTACAAGTGGAGTAACAGCAATTTTAAATAAACCAACTCTATTTTCTGGAAATTATAATGATTTAAGTAATTTACCAAATTTAAGTAATCTTAATTACTGGAAAACAATTGGTAATGCAGGGACTAATCCTACATCAAACTTTATAGGAACTACAGATGCTCAAGATTTAGCATTTAGAACAAATAATATAGAAAGGGTTAGGATATTATCAGGGGGAAATATTAGTGTAATAAATAAACTTACAACTTCTACTCTTCAAATAACAACAGGGTCTTCTGTTAATAGCGTTTTAGTATCAGATGCTTTAGGAAATGGGTCTTGGTCTTCTTTAAATACTTTAGCTTGGGGGTTAAATGGTAACTCAGGCACAAATACTGCAAATGATTTTATAGGTACTACAGATAATCAAGATTTAATATTTAAAACTAATAGTGTAGAGAGACTTAGATTTAGGGGTGGTGATGGAAAGGTCACATTTAATAGTGCATCTATATTTGAGATAAATGGAGCAAACACACTAAAATTATATACTTTTGGTTCTTTTGAAGCTTTAGGAACATCTTTAGTTATAAAACCTGGTACAGGTGGATGGTTAAGATTAAATACAAATGGGACAGAAAGAGTATCCATAACATCAGCAGGAAATTTACTTGTTGGTACAACTACTGATAGTGGATATAAATTAAGTGTAAATGGAAATATTAGAATTGAAAATACTTCTTCAGATTCATCTCTAACAATAAAATCTCCATCTGGGTTATATTATCCAAAAATTAGATTTGAACAAGATGGTGGGTCTATGTATTCTGAAATTGTTGGTAACTCAAACCAAATAACATACTATGGAGAGTATCATAGTTTTTATAATAAATTAGGTAATACAATGTTTATGTCAGTAAGACAAACAGGTAATGTTCTAATAGGTACTTCTACAGATTCAGGTTATAAATTAGATGTGAATGGGACAGGTTCTTTTAGAACAACAGGTTCAACTGTTAATGATATTGCTTTTAGAGTAAGAGATAACACAAATGCTTTTAATATATTAGAAGTTACTGGTAATAATAAAGTAACTGTTAGAAATACATTAGAACTTAATGTAAGTTCTGGGAGTGCAGTTTTTTATATTAGGTCTGGTTCTGATACAGCTGCATACAGTTTTCAAGGTAACCAACTAAATACTGAATCTCCAACTAGGCATGTAGTAACAACCAGTAATGTTGAAAGATTTAGGGTTGAAACACTTTATTCTGCATTTTCTAATCCATTAAAAATAGGATCTGCATTAAGTCCTTTAAATTCAGCAGTATTAGATATTGAAAGTACAACAAAAGGCTTCCTCCCTCCAAGAATGACATCAGCTCAAAGAACAGCAATTGCAAGTCCAGCAGTAGGGTTGATAGTTTACCAAACAGATGCAACAGAAGGACTTTATGTAAATAGTAGTACAGGATGGATAATGCTTTAATAAAAATTTAAAATTATAAAATTATGATAAAAATAGAACCAATAGAAATTTGGAATAATGGCAAAACAATTAAACTTGATGCCTTAAATGCTTACATGGTACACGATAACTTAGAGGACTCAATGACTTTATATTATGAGCTAGGTTATGAAGAAAAAATAGTTCAAGATGAAATAGAAAATATTTCATATGTTTACATTCAAAATGGTAATCAAACTATTGATGGTAAAGAATACCAAAATTTAGATACTCATAATGGATTAGATATAAATGAAGAAATATATAGAATATTATTAAAAAAATTAAATTTAAAAAAAGCATAAAATATGAAAGTAGCACAAACAATACAATTATTTAAAGAAATCAATGAAGGATTGCTAACTGCTAAATTATCAATTGGAAACAAAGCCCAACTAATTAAACTTGCAGAAGACCTACAAAAAACAGTTAAAATTTTTGAAGAAGAACAAAAAAGTTTGATTGAAGAACTTGGAATAAAGATTGATTCTAATGGAGTATTAACTGATGAAAATTCATTAGAAACTAAACAAAATTTTATAATTAAATACAATGAATTACTAGAACAAGAAGTACCATTTAACAAAGAAGATTATAAGTTCGATGTTGAAAGTATTTCAAAAGTAGAAACTGACACTGTACCAATAACATTTATTAACCTATTTATAAACTAAACAAATGAAACCACTTAATGAGTATTTACCTACTTTTTTAAAGACAGCTATTTTATTTTTATAAATCATTACTATAGAACAAATAATGGTGGTAATTATGATATTGAGATATTAAATGGTTCACAAAATAAATATTATTTTTGTAATCATTTAAATTAAATGTTATATATTTGCACTGGGTAACATAGTCCCTTTTATCCCTCTTTTGAGGGATAATGAAGAGAGAAGAGAAATCTTCTCTCTTTTTATTTTAATTTAGTATCTTTGCAAAAAAATTAGTAATGCAAGATATAAGAAATAAGTTTAAAGATTTTTTTAAAGACTTAAAGTTTTCAGAAGAAGAACATAAATATACTGTTAATGGTGAAATAATAAAATTATCAGTATCAGGTAAGATAAAAGAATTTTATAAGCCTTTTGATACAGAAGGTATTAGTGCTAAAATTGCTGAAAAAACTGGTGAAAATCAACAAGATATAAAAAATAAGTGGAAACAAATAAGTAAAGAAGCTTGTGAGCATGGAACTGAAGTGCATCTTTTTGGAGAGCTTTATCCATTTGATAGGACTTTAATTCCTAGTAATGCTAAAGAAGAAGCTATAAAAAAATTCTGGGATGAATTACCTGAATATATTGTACCTGTTTATGTAGAATTAAGAATGTATCATAAAGTAAAAATGTATGCAGGAACAGCAGATATTATTCTTTATAATAAATTAACTAATAAATATATCATAGCTGATTATAAGACAAATAAGGATTTATTTAAAAACTACAAAGAACAAAAATTATTATACCCTTTTCAGAATTATTTAGAAACACCTTTAAATAAGTATCAAATACAATTGAATTTCTATCAAATTTTATTAGAACAAATAGAAGGTATAGAGGTTAGTCATAGAAAAGTTATATGGTTATTGCCAGATGGTACTTATAAAATATATGATTGTGAAGATTTAAGAGATAAATTAGAATTTTATTAATATTTTTGTGAATGGAAAATACTGTAGGTAAATTAATACAAAGAGTTTTTAGTGCATTTGAACATGGTGTGCAATCTGATGATTTTAGATTATCAGAACCTTATGTATATAATATCCTTATAGGAAACAGAGCTAAATTAGCTAGACAAAGATATACTGATAAGCAAGATATATCTAGTATGTATCAATATATAGAATGTATAGAAATGATAGAAGCTCCATTAAGTGAATGCCCTTGTATACCTAATAATGATTGTGTAACTTTAAAATCTAAATATCCTTTACCAAGATATATATCAGGATTAGATAGAATACTTTTAAACTCTGTTGTAAATTTACATGGTAATATAAAATATGATAAGACTACTTTTGAACAAAAAAAATATAATTCTGGTAAGAAATATTCTAGTTCTTATACAGATTATTATATTAAAAATCAGTATTTATATTTAACAACATTAAAAGGAGCTTGTGTAATAACTTTATCTGGGCTATTTTTTGACCCTATAGAAGCTAAAAAATTTCCTTCATTATGTTCAGGTCAATGTAAAGATTGTGATTGTATAGATTATAATGAAATGGAGTTTCCTATAGATGGAGATTTAATAGGTACACTTATAGAGATGACTATAAATGAATTAAAAGTATTTTTACAAACTAAAAATGATAAGAAAAATAATACAATAGAAGATGAATAATATAAGAAACAGTCATAAATTTTATAAAAAATATGTAAGTTCTACAAATCATAAACCTGTAGAATTACTTACTTATATCTCTATTATAAGTTTATTTGTTTTATTTTTAATGAGTAAAATATTTGAAGGTCATAGTGTAGAACTTAATGGTATAGGTAAATTTTACATACAAGGTAGAAAAATTACACCAAGTTTAGATGATAATGGTAATATAAAAAATCTTGCTATTAATTGGGGAGAGACTTTTAAATATTGGAAAGATAATCCTGAAATGAAAGATTTAAAAGAACCTATTTATTGCTTCAATGAACATAGTAATGGTGTAAGATATAAATTTATTTGGGAACAAAATAAACAACTTATAAATAAAAGTGTATTTATTTTTAAACCTAGTAGAACTAATAAAAGAAATATATCAAAATTAATAAAAGAAGGTAAAGAATTTATAATTAAATCTTAAAATATGGCAAATAAAAATGTAACTATAAGAGAAACAACCAAAGAGGGTAATATGAATACTATGCCTAAAGGTGCTAAAATCTTAGGTAAAGAAACTACAGTAGAAGTAGAGCAAATTGAAAATGGTTTTCTTATTATAAAAAGAACAGAAGTTAAATATGCTTATAAAACAGGAGCAGGTGATGAAAGAACAGATTACTATTGGGAGACTAAAAAAATGTATTCTAAAGAAGACCCTGTAAAAATAAATACTGAACAACCCTCACTAGCTGATATTTTTAAATAATGAAAAATATAAAATATACATCACTTTATAGAATATTTGATAAAATCCTTAGAGATTTAGGTTTAGAAGATATTAATGAAAGTGATATAATAGAGTGGAGTGGAGAAGCTTTAGAAGCTATTAATGCTCCAAGAAATTATGAAGAAGCAGTAGCTTTTTTAGAAGTTAAAAATTATAGAGCAGAACTTCCTCAAGGTACTCATTCAATTATACAGATAGCTAAAAATAATGAGTTTGAAGATTCATCTTGTTGTATTAAAGATATTTATGATGAAGTTCCTACAGCTACATCTATAAAAAAAGAAATAATTTGTGAAAAAATTATTACACAAAATACACAAACAGAAGAAAATAATTTCCCTTTTGTAGGGTGTGTTCCAATAAATGTTTCATTCTCTTGTCCTCCTAATAAGACAATATTTTCAATAGATTTTTCAACATATTTAGGTGGTACTAATAACTCTTTTGATAATTTTTTAAATGATTTAGCTTCTAATCCTTTACCTAAAACATATAGTTACTTTGAATTACAAGGTTATTTAAAAGCTAATAATGTAACTATAACAAGTGTTAATAGTCCTTCTTATGGTTATATAGAATTTGAAGTTAATCATTCTGATATTATTGATGATTATAATAATACATTTAATAGTTGTACATGGCATACTAGTATTGCTTGTCAAAATCAACAAGGTGTTCTTCAACCATATATGGGGGCTTACTTAAAATTTAATAATACAACAATACTTGCTCCTACAATAACATATAAAACTTTAACAAGAATAACTACATTAGATGAAAATTCTAAGATAATAAAAACAGAATACTTAGATGCTTATGGAACTTCTTATACACCTTCTGGAGAAATTTTAAATTGCCCTGATAGAGATTGTAACCCTTGTCTAACTTTTTGTGAAAAACCTGATATACTTGTTGTAGATAAGTTGGGTAATTATGTGGGAGATTTAAATTATGCTAATTATTTTATATTACCTATCTTATATACTACATGGAATAATACTACTTATTATAAAGATAAATATACCCCAATAAGACTAGCTACAAATTCATTTGCTTCAGAGCTATTTTGTGCAAATGAAGACCAAGATGAAAATATATATAAAACTTGTAAAGATGAGTACACTTTATTTAATGATACATTAAAGTTCTCATTTGAGAAGG